CAGCGCGTCGCGGACGGCGCCAACAGCGCGCGCCTCGGCACGGTTGCCGGCGCGCAGCGCAGTACGCTGCGCCTCGCTCAGCACGCTGTCCAGCTGCACGGCATTGTTGACGTTCAGCGGGACTCGACCGCTAGAAACATCGTTCAACATGCCTCGGACGCCATCGGGCAAGAAGCGCCCCAGCATCTGCTCGTCTAGGACGCTGTTGGCGCGCTCCGAGAAGATCGCGGTATCGAGATCGGCATAGCGACCATCCGCGCCGCGCGCCGCGCGGTACGCCGCATTGACGGCGTCCTGAGCCGGCTCGTCCGCCGCGCGCAGTTGGTTGATCAGTCTGGATCCCGCCGAGTACGCCTCGTCCGCCTGCCCCGCGCCGAGGTTCTCGAACTGCTGCACCAGTTGCTGATTCTGCTCGGCGAAACGTCCCGCCAGCGGATTCTGGCCGCCGCCGAGATCCACGCCGCGCAAGTTGCGCTCGCGCGCGAACTGCATGGGGTCCCGAGTAATCTGCCCCAAGGTAGGACGCATGCCAAGATCTTCAAACTCCGCCCGGCGCATCAGCGCCGCCGCGTCCGGGGTCCGGCCCGCGGCTATTGCCTCTGTCACCTGCTCGCGCACACCACGCAGAATGGATTCCGGAATCTGGGAAGCGTCGCCGCCGGCCTCCTGGACTGCCTGGCGCATCGCGGCCTCGATCTGCGCTTCGGAGGGACCCCGCAGGCGCGCCAGCAGCGACGAAGCGCGCTGCGCAATAGCCTCGGATGCCCGCGCCATCGCAGGCGTCAGCACGGCGCCCGCGATCGCACCGATTGCGGCCTGGCCGGCCTTCGTCCCGCCGAATTTTTCCTGGCGGTCCTTGTCGACCACAGGCTGCATCATGCTTCCCGCCGCGCCGGCGGTAGCCCCACGGGCAGCCAGCTGGCCCAGCGTCGACGCGCCGCTCACAATTCTGGCGACGGGGATGTTTGCTGGGCTGGCGACGTTGCCGATGCCGCGCGCAACATCCATTCCGTCTCGGCCCGCAAGTGCTCTGGACTCGTCATATTCGCGATTCGCGGTGCGCACCTGTCGATCGACGTCCGCGACCTGCTCATCCATGAATCGCCGCGCGGTCTCCCCGCCAAGTGCATCAGGAACCAGGCCGGTCGCCGCGCGAGCGCCGCGCACCAGCAACTGGGCTCCCGCGTCCAACGGATCGCGAATTGCGCCCATGAACAGGCCTCCGCCGACGCCACCGCGTGCGGCCGACGGATCGGTAACCAACGGCTCGGCGGCCGGCGGCGCGGCCTGGGCCGGTCCGTTCCCTCCGCCATGGCTCATCTCCAAGCGCAATGCGCCATCGTCGCCGCGGCTTTCAGCGACCTCCCCGGCCCTCGGCGTGTCCGCGAAGATATCGGCAAAGGGATCAGGGGCGCCGGCGGCGACGGAAGTCTGCGGCACGGCGGACGGCGCAATGCCTGCACGCGGCGTGTCGGCGAAAATGTCCGCAAAGCGATCTCCTTGCGGCAATGCTCCCGCCTGCGCGGCCGGGAACATCGCCTGCGCCAGCGCATCTCCAAGATTCCGGAGGGTGTTGGTTGCACCGACTACCTTGGGCACATACGCTGGGTCTTCAGCGTAGCCACCCAATTTGAGCGCGCGGCCGAATTTCTCCGCGTCATCGCCAACACCCATGGCCTGCGGATACTTTCGCTGAATGAGCCCGACATAGTCGTCGAAGAACGCGTCTGGCGTCTCGTACTGGCGGTAGCTGTCGCGCGAGCCGGTCATGTTGTCTACCGCGGCGACGCCTCCGCCAGAAAAGTCCTTGATGTTCCCCAGATTGTTTGTCCCTGGGATCACAGATTTCCCCCAGCCCGTTTCGTGACCGAGCTGCGCAAGAATGAGGTCTGGGGAAACCCCAAGGGCCACTCCGGCCTTGCTGGCCGCGGGCCCGTAGACGCGTGCGAATTCTTCCGGAGTCGCCATTTCAATCACCGAAGAGGGGGTTGCGCTCTGACCAAGCGGCCAGGCGCTCGAAGAAGCCGTCGTCCAGTCGGCCACCGTTCCGTTGCTTGTATGCCGCTGCCATGTTGGCGACCTGCTGGTCGCGCTGAGCCAGTTTGCGATAGGAGTCGATGATCTGGCGGCGGCCCGCGGCGGATTGCGTTAGCTGCGGAGCCGTCGCCTGCAAGAACGACAGGTCGCGATCGGACAGCGCGCCCGGCATCTGGTTGGTGCCGCCGGCGTTCTTCAGCTTCAGCGCGAACTCGTTGAACAGGGCTTCGGCCGCCTGCTTGTCGCCTATCTTCGGATCGATGGGGATACCCAGGGAATTGCCAATCGAGGCTGCCGACATCGCCATGCCCGTCAGGCGGCCGCCTTCGAAGTCGCCGACCAGGCGCTCCATCTCCTGGAGCTTGCCCAGCGTCGAGGGCGCCTGCATGCCTGCCTTCCGGATAGTGTTCTCAATTTCGACCAAGTCTTTGGCCTTGTTCTCGTCGTAGGCCTTGTTGTATGCCGTATTGGACTGCGGCAGTGCGCCACCGCCGGGAACCTGGGCCGGCGTGAAAGTATTGGCGGCTAGGTCGACCATACCGCCGCGCGCGGTATCCCATTTCTTGCCAGCATCGCGGGCTTGGGCCTCCTTCAGCGCGGCACCAGCAGCGGCTTCGCGGCCGAACAAGGCCGCCATGCCAGGGTTCGCGACGCCGATGGCACCGGTGCCCTTGTCCAGCACTGCGCCAGTTTCGCCAATATTCGAATAGGGCTCGTAGGTCTTCCCCTCCAGTACAGATGTCAGCATGTTGATGGCATCGCGATTCGTGCCGGGGTTGCCGAAGTTGTTCCGCACTTGGCCACGGAAGTCCACTTGCTGGAGAGTTTTGGCCCCGGAAGCCAAATTGCTGACGTCGGCGCCCGTCCCGAACAGCACGCCGAGGCCGGGTGCAATCCTGTCCAGCGCTGCGGCGGTACCGGGATCCTGCAGGCTGCGCAGGCGCACAGCACCCAGCTCCGCATCCTGCCCGGCCTTCGCCGCTTGGGCTGCCATGAGACCTGATTGCAGCTGCGCCTGCTCGCGGACGCTGGAACCGAGGCCCAGAGCGCGGATGGCATTGGAAAGACCGGGCAGTGCGCCCGCAGCAAAATTGTCGTTCATTGAGGCCTCATCCGATCATGGGGAAGCGCAAACCGGTCTGACCAAGACCGGTAAATCCGGTACCGCCGACACCCGGCTGAACCCCGCTGCCGGACCAAGCACTGCCAGACGCGGCGGCGGGCGTCATCCCGGCCATCATTCCGGCCGTGCCGCCAGCCTGCAATAAGCCGCCGAGCATCATGGCTCCGCCATTGGGGGCAACCCGGCTCGCATCGATCTGAGCTGCGTTCCCACTTCCTTGAGAAAAACTCTTGAGCCGGTCGATCAGTTGTCCGGTCTCGGCCATTCCGAGTGCTTCGTTCGTGCGCAACCGGGCAGCTCCGGTAACTTTTCCAAGGATGCTCGCCAGCGCGTTCGCATTTCGCAGCTGCTCGGCTTGGGATCTCGCTCGACCCGCCGTGTAGTCTTGCGACACTGCGCCTTGCACAGCAGACTGTTCCTGCATCGCGGGCGCCGCTTGCTCTACGGGCTGGATCATCTGCTGGGTGGCATCTTGCTCCAGCTGTTGCTGCTTCTCCTGGCGGGTCTCGGGTGCGAATTCTTGCGCTCGCGCCAAAGCAGCTTGCTCTGCTTGCTGCTGCAGGCCCTGCTGCCGACTTATATTTTCCGAAATAATGCGTTCCTGCCGGCGACGAGCCTGGGCTGCCTGTTGCTGCTGTACCGCAGTGCCCGCAATCATCGCGATAAGTCCCGCGATCGCTAATGGTCCCATTGCGGTCTCCTTATGTTCCTTGGTACGAACTACGCGGACTGCTGTTCGATCCCGGCGTCCACTGCTGATACGGAGCCGCCCCGGCGCGCGCGCCCTGTTGCTGCTGACCGTACAGGTACGCCTGGGCCAAGTCGCCGAACAGGTTGCCGACCGTGGCGCCCGACCGGGCCGAGGCGGCATTCGCCGAGTTCGCATCCAGTTGGGACAACGCCATCTGCGCGGCCTGGCCAGTGTCGATACCTGATTGCGCCATGGAGATCAGATTCTGCCGGGTTCGCTCGTCGGAAGTCTGCAAGTCCGCCGCGGCTTGGTCGCCAATGCCTGCGGCCTTGATGAGCCCTTCGTTCGTGCGACGTGTCAGTTCCGCATTGCTGTCGATGTCGGCCGAGCCGCCAGATAGGCCAGCCCTGGCCAGGCCGAAGCGGTTAGCGCGCTCTGCGTCCTGAAACTGGCGGTCCACGTCCCGGCGGTTGAGGTCGGTCACCGCCTGGCGCTGCTCGTTGTACAGGCCTTTCCGGTCCACGCCCTTGATGGTTTGCGTTCCCGTGAAGAGGTCGCCAGCGGCGATGCGTTTATTGATCGCGTCGGTATCGGGAGCCATCACCGTTCGGTAGACACCGTCCAAGCCGCCGCCCGCCCCATACTTTACGTCGGTGCCCGGGGCTGCCATCCACACTCCCCCTGCGTCTCCGCCGCCTTCGTATCGCCCCAGAGCCGGGTCCATGCGGTAGTCGTACCAGGTCTGGCCCTCGCCGCTGCCGTAGTTCATCTGGTTGTTGGGCTTGGACCGGTTCTGACCGGTCGCAGGATCGTAGACCTTGGTCATGTCGACCTGGACCGCCTTCGTCGGTGCAACCCACTGCGTCCCGTCCGAGTTGTAGTAGGTCGCGCCGGGATCGTAGGACGTCGCCGTACCCGTGGGGACAACGCGGTCCTCGCCGTTGAATATCGCGTTGATCGCGTTGACAGCCGCATTCACGCGCGCCTGCCGCTGGTCTTCCATTTTTTGGGCGCCACCGTCGCCACCACCGCCACCACCAGCCATGTCAATCTCCCAAATTCGCGCGCACGACGTTGTACGCCTTGCCAAAGCCATAGCGCTGGAGCATCCGGCTCATTGCCTCACCGCACCGCGCTTCCACAATGTCTGCACCGGCCAGCCGGCAGAACTCCTTGAACTTCCCGAACAACTCCGCAGCGATCTCGTCCAACCCTTCGCCAGCCAACGCGATAATGTTGACCGCCAGCGCGGCCGGGTAGTTAATGAACTCGAAAGCCATGGCACCCACCAGATCCCCGTCATCCGCCTCGATCCGACCGATGTGGGCTGCGCCGCGCAAGGCGAGATCGAGCAACTGCGGCGGCCGGTACTCAGGGACGACGGGCAGACGATCGAAGATCGGCAACAGCTGCGGGAATTCTGCCTTTAACGCGTCCGCGCCCTGGATAAAGGTCAACCTCATACGGCCCCCAGCGATTCGAAATACAGGGTGACCGCGTCCAGCCGGAACGGTTTGCTCGAGAGGTTGCGGAAAATCAGCGAGAACTCCGTCCCGCAGCACTCAATCGGGATGACCCCGCCAGGCCGGGTGTTGCCGCGGATCTTCACCGGCGACGTGAAGGCATCGGGCTCGCGCACATCGAATGCAATGGAAAATGTGCACTCCCCTTCAATCACCAGGTCAGCGCCCAGGATGCGCTTCATCTGCCCGGGCGCCTTCAGGTCCATGTAGGGGAGCTGCAGCAGCACCTCGAATTGCGTGCCCGCGTCGTCATAGGCGTCCGTGGTGAAGCGGTAGATGTCATCGCCATTCCGGAAGTACAGCTCGCCGTTGAGCTCGGCGAAGGCGTCGACCCGGAATGGAATGTAGTAGCGCGACCAGGCCGCAATCTTGGCCGTGCGCGGCACCGAATAGACATACAGGATGCTACCGATGACGCAGATGTACTGCCCAGTACCGTAATGAAAGAACGCCTTCGGCACCGCCTGCGACTGGCGGATGTCTGGAACAACCAGCGAATCGATGGGGCTCCCGACGTCCACATCGGCCAAGTTGTTGGTGTACTGCAGCGTCGTTATGGAACGAAACCCGAAGTCAGCGAGAAAGTACAGATCACCGGACACGTTGCGCACGGTCCTGGGATAACTGGTTCCCACGTTCTCGACCCGGTCAACCAGCCGCATGGTCGACGGATCAACGTTCTGGACATCCCAGACTTGTGCGCCATCGCGCGCGAGCACCACCAGGTTGGCCTGGTGCAGTCCCAAGGCGGTGGCATTGCGGTCACCACTGAATTGCAGGCCAGTCGGGAGGAAGCCTGCGTCGTCTGCTGCGGTCCAATCGCGAGGCTTGGCCGCCGCGCAGTATCTGACCGTGGAACCGTCCGGACCGGCCGCGAATATGCGGGACGCTGTTTTGATCACCGGCTTGGAGTGCGGGCAATTTGTGTCACCAATTGCCGTGACCGCCTCGCCGTCCAGGTAGTGATGTTTGACGCTACTGTCCTGGTACTCCACCGAGGCGTAGATAAATGCGTTGAACACGTCGGCGAACCAGACGTCCCGTAACGGACGCTCGCCATCGGGATGCGCCACCTTATTTGCTTGAAAGCGCGTATCGGCGTGGGACACCGAACCTTGTCCATAGAAAGTGTTGAGCTTTCCCAGTCCAGCAAATAGGCCCACGGTGCCTGGTTCCAGAGTGGTGACTTTCACCAGGCCTGGTCGCTTCTGCGTGGCCAGACCTGTCGTCACATAGGCATTCTTCATCTCGAGCAGGCGGTTGGCATCGGACACACTGGCACCCTTGCGCCTGTCGATGCCGAGGTCGAATTTGTCGAAGGTAATTGATCTCGGACCGGCCATTTATCGCCCCAGGACGTAGTTGCCGTCCGCGGTACGGACCACGTGAGGGGAAGAAACCGCCTCCGACCCGACGACATAGCGCCGGTTTTCATGCTGCCCAGACTTGTAGCGGGCCAGCATCCGGTTGAACGTCTGCCCCGCGACCTGTGCATCCGGATGCCGATAGTGCGCCTTCGCGACGGACAGCGCATACTGAAAAAGTAGCCGGCTCGGTATACCGGGCCTATCCTGGTCCTGCTCGAACCGTGGAAGCGGCGCGGTGTACTCGATGATGACGTCGTAGGGGCCGCCCGGGATCGGCCACACTTCCATCTGCCCGTTCAGCGTGTCGTACCGAGTCGGGTAATCCCGTAGATCGCTCTGCTCGCGCTGGCGCTCGCTGATCCCCTGAGACATCGGATCACGGCACGTTTCGCCCACGACTACCCAGACCGACAGCACCCGGGACGGGTCGATATTCTCGTCCTCGGCGTCGTTGTGCCAGTCGTACAGGTAGGACCCTGCCTGCATCCGAATCGAGCATTTCTTGCGCATAACCGCCGCGTCGACCTCCTCGGCGATGTACTCGTGCGCCTCCTGCAGGATGTTGTTCAACACGTCCCGGTTGTTCTCCGCGGCGGGCCCTTGCACAGCGAACCCGAGGCGCGCGCGCAAATCCCGGCGCAGCTGGCCCAGAGTCTTGTTGCGTTCTGTCAGCCCGTTCATGCTGTCTCCAGGGTGAGGACTACCTGCGCGCCCACCGTCGAGAGCGTCGCCGTCAGCGTCGTCTTCCCGGTCAGCGTGACAACCTTTGGAGTGGTGTCGACGCTCGCCAGCTTTCCCGCGGCAGCTCCTGCTGGGTCGAACAGCGTTCCGATATCAGCTCCATTTGAGATCTTGACGCCGGTATCCGCCCCACCGGTTCCGCGCGTCACCACTGAGGCAAGCTCGAGGGTCGCAGGCTGCGGGGTGTTCTGGTTGTCGTCCAGGCGCAACCGGTCGTTGACCGGCACCAGGCGCAGGGGAAAGCCGGTGAAGACGAATTCGGGCCCGGACATGCGAATGGCGCCAGAGAACGACGGTGCCGAAAGCGGGCTCTGGATGGATTGGTCCCCCCCGACGTCATTGAGCACGGTGCGACTGTAATCAACCGCGCCAGGAGCCCCTGCGGGCCCCGGGATACCCTGAATACCCTGCAGCCCCTGCAGGCCGCGCAGCCCCTGCAGGCCCTGTACGCCCTGGGGACCTCGATCACCGCGCTCTCCCTTGCCGAACGGGAAGCCGGCCGACCAGTCGCCGACCGTCGCTGACAGCTTGAACGACAGCAGGCCCGTATCGATGGCCAGGAACGAGAACCCCTTGAGCCGGTTGTCGTAGAGGCCACGGTTTGCGGCTAGATCGCGCGCGTCGGCGTCAAAGGAGGCACCCGGAGGGCCAAGTGGGCCCTCGATGCCTTGAATTCCTTGCGGACCCTGCGGGCCAGCCGGCCCGGGCTGGGACAAATTGGCCTGCGCTTCGGGCGTCAGCTGTGGGACATCAACGCTCCCAGGCGCCAGCCCCCCATCGTCGTCCTGGATCAGCGCCAAGTTATCGCGCAGCGCGTTCACCGACAGGGAGACGCTATCCAATTCGCGGTTGATCGCACCGTGGTCAGTCCGGTCCGGGTTGTTGTCTAGGAAGTTCTTTTCACGGTGGTATGCAGGTGCCTGGCTCATTGTCGATCCCCCCCGCCGAGCTTGAACGAGATGAAGCGGCGCGCAGCCAGCTCCAGGATCTGCTCACCCAAGATCCCCAGCGCCGCTCCGGCGCCGCACAAGACGGGCATTGGAGCGTCGGGGAACGGGATCAATAACATTCCGGCCACGGTCGCTAAAGCGCTGCCCAGGATCACCCGTCCGACAACCACACGCCAGGAGAGCGGCTCTTTATTCGTCAGCGCACGCCCAACGGCTACCAGCGCCCCAATACCGGCCAGATATGCCAGGGTTTTTTCCCAATCGGTCATTGTTTTATTCCTTAGACGATGATCGTTTCGCCGGTCGCCCGAGCTTCCGCGATCGCCCTTTCGTCGCCGCGATTGAAGGTGAGCGATGAATCCAGATTTGCCGATACAGCGTTCATCTGCTGCCAGGCCCAGCCACCGCGCCACTCGTAAGCCGCGCCCGCCGCCAGCGGGACACCTGTGTCATCAACCACCGCGGCGTGATAGAACTTCGTGTTCCCCGCCCCACCACCGCGAATGAGGGGCGCTGTTGACTTGACGTGCCGCCCGTCGCCGATCTCGAATGTGCGATCCATCCAGGCGGCCAACTGCCCATTGGTGCTGTCTTGGAACACGACGGCCCACACGTTCGGAAACGACGATTTAGCCCCGGAGCTGGTGGTGCTGGTGAAGGCGCCCCGGGCGTTCGCCTTGCCGTAGTAGATGAAAGTGCCCGCCTGGTAACCCACCGTGAAAGTCTGGGGCCCGTTGTCCTGCAACACGTTGACGCTCTCCAGCGCCTGAACGTGCTTTTTCAATCCGACCAGGCCCGGATAGATGTCATAGCGGCAGGTTTCCCGCATCACATACCGGCCGAGCGACGCCGTGTTGTACGCCATCACTTCGTTGATCGACAGGATCTTGATGCTGCTGGACACGCCAGACGAGCCGGCCGCCACCGGAGCGCCATCCGCCATCACGACGAACGCGGTATTGCGACCCGTCGGCGTGCCGCCAGTCCCTCCGTCCGACCCGTGGTTGCCACCGGTGTAAATTTTGGTCGTGCTGCCATCACCGCCGCTAACCGCCTCCACGACAAACGGGCCAGTCCAATCCCCGCCGGTCGCGTTGTCCACTATGGTGGTCCAGGTCGCCACTGCGGGGTCGCCCAGCGGGGCGCGAAGAACGCGCCGAATGTCCGGGATAGAGTTTGGCCCCTTGGGCCCGAACTCCACGCGATACAGGCGACTTCCGCTGCGCCACACCGCCGCGAAAGTCCCGCCGTTGTTTGCCGTGTAAGTCCACCAGATCCCCACATAGTTCCATGCAATGGATTGCGGGCCGGAAGAGCGCGGCAGATCCACGCAGGACGGATGAACCACCCAAGACCAACCCGCGTTGGCGTTGCTGGTGTAGGCGTTCACAGGCGTTCCAACTGGAGGCAGCTTGCTTGCGTCGCACGTAATTTCGATGCGCAGGCCCGGACGAGACGGGGGATAGAGCCGCACCGTCTGGATACCGCCCGTCCGGGTTATCTGCTCTTGCGGGCCGTACTGCGCGTCCGTGTAGCTCATGATGACGGTCGCCACTGGCGAAGTCTCATAGCTAGCAGCGTCAAACTCTTCAATGATCCAGTCGTATTCGCTGACCCCACCGAGGACAGCACCGTTCTGTTGGTACGCTACCCGGTACAACTTCGTCGCGTCCCCATTAATCACACGGACGTCAAGCAGCAGATCATTCAACTGACCGTGGGCGGCCGAGGTCACCCCTCCCCGGTTCGCCACACGCAATGGAAATGGCTTCCCGGAGTTGATCGACATCGAGTCGTCCTGGACAGGCATTGCCCGCACGTAGCAGGACGTATCGACAATCCACGACCAACCAGGTCGCGAGCTACCGCTCTGGGCATCAATCGAAACTCCCGCCGGCGGCAATTGTGCCGCGTCCACGGTGATCTTGAACCGTAGAAGCGGACGCTGGACAGGCGTGATGAAGAACGTCTGGATTCCGCCAGTTCGGATGATGTTGGGCGCGGGGTCCGTGTAGTGATGGATAAGAACAAAGCCCGCGTCGGTCGTCTCGTAATCTGCCTCGTTGTGCTCCTCGAGAACCCAACCATAGGGATACGAGCCTGCGACGGCAGCTTCGTTGCGCTGATAGCCGATTCGATAGACCTTGCCAGGTTCGGCACCATAAACCGTGGCCGCCAGGAGCAAGTTACTGAACGGCGTCATTTCTGGTGAGACAACCCCAGCCCGGACGGCGACACGCAGCGGGTAGGGCTTGCCACGATTGGCCGTCAGCGCATCGAAAAGCGAACTAGGGTAGCGCTTCCTCTCCACCGCTGTACCACTGACATTTTGGTACAGGATCAGGGAATCCTGGGCATCGGATGCCGGCACACTGAAGTATTGACCGCTGGTCGTGCCAGCGATCCCCAAAGTGGGCGTATCGAATACGCGCCCAGCAAGGGCGGCGGCATCTGCGCCAGCCTCCGCGCGAGCAGCGTCCACCGCGGCACTGGACGCCGAAGCACCCGCCGCGAGCGCCGCCGCTTCAGAGGTAATGACAGCGGATTCCCACTCAGCACGAGCCGCATTCAAGTCGCCGAAGCTGTTGGCGATGGATTGAGCGACGTCCCGAGCGTCCTCGGCAGCGATGGCCGCCGTATTTGCCTCTGCCGCAGCCTGTTGCGCCTCCAGTACCGCGTCGTTGACGTTACCGGAGAACTCGTCATATAGCGCGTCCTTCAGCACCGGATTCAGACTGTCCTCAGTCACAATACCGGTGGCCAGCCCCCCGTCGTCGCGCTGGATTTTCGCGAGATTATCGCGGATCGCGTTAACGGACTTCGAGACCGAATCCAGCTCGTTGTTGATCGCCTGGTTATCGGTCTGATCGCCATAGTCAGCGCCGAAGTCCTTCTGGCGGTTATAGGCGGGAGGCTGGGCCATATCGCTTACTCCTGCGACGCGAACCCGTCGCCGGGCGCCGTGGCGGCAGTAGCCGCGCGAGCGCCGCGCGCCGCCTTGCCGTCGCCGGGCGCCGTGGCGGCCTTCGAATCCGCGGCAGCTTTCTTCAGCGCTTCCAGCAGCCGCCCGCTTTCCTCGTCACCGAAGACTTTCTCGACCAGTTCCGGGCCGTACTTTGCCATCAGGCGGCTCTGCTCGACGTCCGGATCGATTTCGCGCTGGGCGACGACTTCGCCGCCCGTCACGTTCTCCTTGCCGTAGATGCTGCGCAGCAGGCCCGCTTCGTGCAAGGCCACGGTGGTTTGCGTGGTGGTCTGGGCGTCGCGACGCACGAGAACTGCGATCACGCTGATCTTCAGGGTTTGGGACATGGTTTCCTCTGCTATGGGGAAATGGCCCGGGCGGCCATGCACCGACCGCCCGGAGACCGGTTAGGCGATTGCGAAGACCGCGTGGGCGTTGCGGCGGGCCGTGGACAGCACCACGCGCAGCTTGACCATCAGGTAGAGAGCCAGGATGTCGTGCGGGCGCGTGGGCTGCACGATGTCCATGCCGTCATTGCGATAGGTCAGGTGGCGGGTGTTGAGCATGTAGCAGCGCTTCTCCCAGGGCACAGTCGGGGTATCCAGCGCATCCAGCTCGCTGAAGGTCGGATCCCAGAGGATTTCCACGCCCTTGAAGTACAAGCCGGTGCTGACGCCCGTGCCCACGCCAACATCGACCTTCTTGGCGCTGCCGGATTCGGCGTTGTTGGTGATGGTCAGCTCGTTGCGGTACGCGTCGATGAAGTCGCTGCCGGCCAGGTAGAAGTCCGGCGTACCGCCGTTGCGGATGCAGGCGCGGTGACCGCCTTCCATGGCCTCGGCCAGATTGCCCTTCGTCGCGGTGCTGATGCCCGTCTGGGCGAAGTTGCGCCAGTACGTCTGCGTCGCCGCGTCGATGCCGCCCACGGTGCCAACAGCCGGCGTAGTGGAGATCAGAGCATCCAGGCCGGGCACTGCGTCCGCCGAGCTCGTGCCGTCGCGGTGCAGGTCAATGTCCAGCTTTTCCTCGAAACCGAGGCGCAGGGACGTGTTCTGCTCGTTCAGCAGGTTGACCAATTGGACCTTCTCGTTCTGCTCAAGCTTGTAGGCGCCGCGGTCGCCTTCGCGAACCTCGATGCCGTTGCCGAACAGGCGGTCATAATCCAGGTACAGCGCGTCGACGCAGCGCTTCCAGGGGAAGGCGGCCGGCTCGGTGGTGTTGCGCTTGTTGAAGACCACCGGCGCTTCGCCGTAGGCCCATCCGAAATTCGAGCCGTAGCCCTTCCGGACGTTCTCCACCACGTTCAAGCGAGCGCCGAGGAAGCGCTTTTGCTTGGCCATGAGGCGTTTGAGCAGCGGGTGCTCGGTACCGATGTTGTCCACCGGTTCGTTTCGCAGATACTCGTCCAGGGAGACCTTGGACAGTTCCGCCAGGTCAGCGGGAGAAATGGGCATTTGTCGCTCCAAATATGAAAGTTGCAAAAAGCCAACTTCCACACCGGCCCAGCACGCCAGACTGGATGTGCTCGTCCTTCCTGCCGTGCGCGACTCCGGCTTTCTCCGTCTTCGGAAAGGACTTGCGGCGCTACCGGACGCGACCCCGGCGATGCAGCGACAAATTCGGTATGAGGGTGAGGTAGGAGACGGGCCCGACCAGGCTGGTTGCGCGTGCCAGCTAACGCGATTCCGGCCGGGCCGTCTTGCCCCACAGCACCCATGGCGATGCCAGTATGTGATCTACCGGCTTGGGTCAAGGATTTTTGTCGATTTCGTCACAGGCCCATGTTGTCGATCAGGCTCATGATCCGTTCTTCCGGCTGTTGAGCGGCCGACGACACCGGCCGACCTAGCGAAGCCGCACGGCTGCTGATCGGCGCCGGCCCGCTGCGCCGCGGCTGGGAAACCTGCACGTTGTCGTACAGCATGCGAATCGCCGCAGGCCATTGGTGAGGCTGGTACGTGCTGGCGAACTCCTGCAGCTTGCGCGGATCAGCGAAATACGTTTCCAGCGCCTTCATGCGGGCCGGGTGGTCGATTTCGTGGGCCCGCGTCTGCACGTAGGTTTCCAGGGACTGCTGCGCCTGCGCCACCGCCTGATGAAACTGCTTCGTCTCCTGCTCGGCCTGGCGCTGTTGCTGCTGCTGGGCCTGCAATGCCTGGTCGTTGCGACGCAGCCGCGCCACCTCCAGCGCCGTCTCGCGCGGCATCATCAGGTTTTGCACCTGCTGCGCCAGGTCAGGGAAGTCGGAAAGCACATCAACGCCGGGGGCATCCTTCCCGATCCGCCGGTACAGGTCGGCGCGCGTCTGCTCCAGCATCTGAGCGGCGCGCTCCAGGTCCTGCGGGTTGTTGGAGTTCGCCAGGCGGGAGAATTCGATGTGCTGGCTGAAGGTCTCCGTCGTCATGCCGGCCGCTTGAACCATGTCGCGGACGGCTGCCAAACCGCCCTCGGCTTCCTTGCGGGCCTCGATGATCTGCTGCACGCGCGCACGGCCGCGGTCGGATTTGATGCCGGCGAGAAGTTCGGCTTCCTCCTGCTCGGGCGTGGGCGACGCCGCAGGCTTTCCGGGGATGGCGGCAGCGCCAGCCGCCGCCGTTGCCGGCTGCTGCGCGGGTGCCGCGGCCGACTGAGCCAGGCCACCATCCGCGGCGACAAAGCGACCGAGCGGGTCGCGCTGGCGCTCCTGGTGGTCAGGCTCTCCGCCAGCGCTCAGCGAATCCAGCAGCGCTTCGGTGGCCGATCCTACGGCCTCGCCTTCCTGACCGTCGCCGCCCGGCATGGGCGCGCCGCCTGTGTCCGTGGTCTCCAGGTCCTGTCCTTGGGTGTCAAGTTCTTCGGGGTCCATATGCTCTCCTACTGGGCTACTGCGGGGATTGCGGGCGCCTGGCCGGGCGCGCCGGGGATAGCGCCACCCTGCTGGATGGCGGCCATAGGGTCGTTCGCGGGCTGCTGGGCATCAGGGGCAACTGCCCCCAGCATGCCCGGAGCGGCCTGGGGAGGAGCGGCAGGAGCCGCGGGCGCGCTCGGCTTCGGCAGGAACTGGTCCACGTCGATCCGGTCGTCGAACCGCTTCAGCGTCTCGCGCAGAAGCGCCTCCAGGGGTGCGTAGTCGATGCCTTGGGCGGCGCATTGCATAATCTGCGTGATCAGTTGCTGCACCACCGGGAAGGCCTTGGTCCATATCTCCTGCGACTGCGCCTTGTCCGGCGCGCCGGTCGTGCCAGGAATGATGTTGATCTCGACCATGTCGAAGATCTGGTCGCGGTTGAGCTGCGGCCAGTCGTAGGCCGGTTTCACTACAGCCACGGGCTGGCCCGTGAGCGGGTCGACGGACTCCTCAACCTCGTTGGGCCCGGTGTAGCGCTCGACCTGCGCCGGCGTCAGCTCCTGCAGCAGGATCTGGGCGGCGTACTCGTCCATTTCCAGCAGCAGGTCCTCCAGTTTGTCCCTGAACTCGGCGGTGCGGCCGGACAGGGATTGCTGCATGATGCTGGCCTCGGTGGCCGTCTTTGGCTGGACCATCGTCGAGCGCGCGGCATCCTGCAGGCCGGTCACTTGCTCCCAGTCGTAGCGAATCGGCGCGGTGTCGTAGTCGGCGGGATTGACCGGAATCGACTGCTTCGGCGTGATGACCTGGTTCAACGGGCGGCCTGACGCATCCACGAGAGTGATTTCGCCCAGTACCGAGTCCAGGAAGCGCTCGACGTTCTTCCGGTCGACTGCCTCCCGGTCCGCGATCCAACCGGGCTTGTTGAGCTCGCGATGCGCGGCAAATTTGTCCCGGGTCTCGTTGTGTTCGTTCTGCAGCTTCTCGGTCAGGTCGACCAGACACGGCGCCACGAACTGGCCAGGTAGCACCGCATAGGGCAGGATGAAGTATGGGTACCAGCGCTGGCCCACGGCTTCCACCGCATAGGGCTCGCGGCAGAAGAACTCGCAGCCGTCCGCCATGGTGTAGACGAGCTGCGTCCGCTTGTCCCAGATTTCCAGGATGCAGATCGTCTCTTCGTCGCTCCCCGGGGCCGCCTGGCCCACACCGCCGAAGATACCAGCGGACTGAACCGCCTCGGGCTTGTCGCCGCCCATCGTCCCGCGCGCGCCCTTGAACGCCTTCGCGCTCGACAGTTCGACCTTGTACAACGCCTGCGCGGCTCCGCGCTGCATCGGGATGGCCTGGGCCAGCCAGTTCGCGTCCTCATAGTCGTCGAACTCGACAACGCCCTCGTCGATGATCATGTTGTCGAACAGGACTCGATCGATAACCAGGCCCTCGGCCGCGATGATCTCTGATTTCGACTCCAGGCCCCGGATGGTCTCCTCCAGCTCGCGCCGCTTCAGTTCGGCCTCGTTCCGGTTCTCGGGATCTTCCAACTGCTGGATCAGGCCTTCGAGGTGCACCAGGTTGTCCTGCGCGTCGTTGATCCTGCCCCTGATAATCGGATCGGTCCGGATGTCGCGCTGGTAGGTCACCTTCACCACGCCGAAATACTCGGTCAGCGCGCTCAAAACGGACATTTTCATCCGGCTCTTGAGCTTCGCGCGGCGCATCTGCTTGGACAGGACCGTCTCCAGCGTCTCGCAGAACAGGCGCACGTCGCCATTGCGCCAGGCGCCCGTAACCGACACGTCCGGGTTGCGGGCGTAGATGTTGGGCAGCGTGGCCTGGGCCGTGGAAAAGATCAGGTTTGCCCGAGGGTCAACGAATTCCTGGGTCTTCGGGTCGCGCTCCCAGTTGAAGCCGGCTACCTTCTTACGATTGTGGGCGATCCGCTTGTTGACCTTCTCCCAGTGCTTGCGCGCGCGGGCGATGGTCTTAGCCCAGCTCTTGGCCAGCTCATCGGATTCGGGCTTTTGTAGTTCGGCCGGCGCCGCGGCAGGGTCACCAGCGGCGGGCAGCTGCGGGGTCATTTCATCGGGGCTCATCGCGCTTGGATCCGGTAATTTCCGTGGCCGTCAGTCTGCGTCTGTTCTTCCGGGTCGGCGGATTTTTGTTGATCTTGCTCATCGGGAGCGCGGCGCCGGCGCATCACCCCATACCGCAGTGCATCCCAGGCGTGGTCCTCTGCATCGCTATCGACGTCTTCCGGGTTGAGGTGATCCGGCGGCAGCGCCGGCACAGTGCGGATAAGGTGCTTGCAGGACGAAAACACCTTCAGCTTTCCCTCGCTCAACAGGCGGACGATCTCCTGGGCGCCGTTCACGCGAGAGCGCGGGCCGTTCCATGCCTCCTGCCATCGAACGCCGGTCTCGCGGAAGATCTGCCCGATAGAGCGGTCGCCGCCGATCTTCGAGAAGATGGACGGATCCGCGAGGTTCAGGCGGTATTCGTAGCCCAGGCGCTCGTCGTGCTCCTCGACCCGCATGACTTTGCGCGCCACCTCCGTCGCCGACTCCCGGGTACCCGTGTTTTCGCCCTCGCCGGCGCCGTATAGCTCCCGCCAGATGTAAATGCAGCCGTCGTGATCCATGGCGAGCCAGTACACGGCATAGGGCCGGGCATAGCCCCAGTCCATCGATTTCCATACCTTCCAACTCGAGGGGATCGGGAACGGAGCCACCACGCATGAGCCCGCGTCCCAAACTCCTTCCAGAAATGAACCTACGTGGATATCCCAATCGCCGTCCAGCCACGCGCGGCGCCTATTCGGGTCACGGATGCCAGCGAAGGTGTTGCGGTACTCGGGCTCGGCCGAGAGCAGTACCGAGTTCTCGGCCAGGTCCGAATGGATGCGCACGCGCGGCCGCTGCCCCTCCTCTCGGATCACCACGCCCGGAGGGGTACCGCCCGTGCCCAGGCGAAAGCGTTCTTTCACCGAGGCGTGTCCGCGACCAAAGGGGTTGCACGTCGCGCGCACGATGCGCGGCACGTCAGGGTGGGAAGACCGGCAAGTTGAATGCATCGACTCGTAGAAGCCCAGGCTGCCCCAGTTCGTCAGCTCCTCGAAGCCTAGCCAGGGGTATTCGTGCCCGTGATAGTTCCAGTAGTCTTCTTCGGTCTCCCCGTAGCGAAGCAGCAGGGCCTCCCCTGTTGGCCAGGTCCATTCGTAGGCCGACTTGTTGAACCGCGCCTCAGGAAAGATGCGCCGGAACCAACGCCGTGACTTGGCTACCACGTCCGCCAGCTGCGGATAGGTCAGCCGGAACAGCGCGCCGCGCCAGTGCTCGCCATAGCCGCGGCCCACGTTCTGGGCGAACGACATCAGGAGTGCGTCCGTCTTGCCGCCGCCTCGGTTGCCCTCGAGGAGTGCTTCGAACACCGGGCAGGTCAGGAAGGAAACTTGGGCGCCGGGGTTCGGGCGCCATACGACGGGCGGTCGGCTCATCGGCCGGCCTCCTTCGCCGCGGCGGCTTCCCACTCTTCCAGGGACATGGAGCTGGGCACCAGCAGAACGCCGGCCTGTACGCCGCTGGGCAGCTTTTCGCCCTTGCTCGTGTGATCTACCCTGTCCTGCAGCATGCCCTCGTGCCGCATCAGCAGCGCGTTTGCCTCGGCCCGGCCCATGGTCTTGATCTTCAAGCCCTCGCGCGTCTGCTCCACGCCCTCGAAAATGGCCCGCTGCTCGGGCGCCAGCTTGCGCGTGTCCTTGATGAACGTCTCGCCGATACCCTCGCCGAAGCACTCCGGGCAATCCGGGTGCGGGTCCCGCAGTTTGTGGTAGCCGACGCCACCCTGCAGGTCGAACCGGCCGGGCTTCGGCTTCTTGGGATCAGCCTTTTGCTCAGCCACCCGGCGGGCGTGCTCGGCCTTGTCCCTGGCCATTTCCCCGGGCGTGCGCTGGTATCGAAAACCCGCGCCATGGCAGTACCGGCAGCACACGCGGCGGAATTCAGTCAGGCCGTTGCGGTCGGCGTGTGCCGCCGCCAGCAGGTTGCGCAGAATTGCGTCCTGATCGACCTGCACGCGCTTGCTGCGCTCGGCCTTAGCGGCCGCAATCGCATCGGCCACCACGGGCTTGCCCAGCAGCTCGTACGCGATCTCCTTCGCCGACTTGGCGCTGTACCCTGCCCGCTTCGCGGCATGGGTGCCGTTCAGGTCTACTAGGTACTCTTCGATGAACCGAAGAACCTTAGGGGTAAGCGGGTTTCTGGCCATATGCTGCGTAATCCTCGAAGGGGAATTCCAATTGGGGGCCGGCGCTGGCCGGCTTTAGAAGGCTGGGCATCAGGGAGACGGTGGCACGGTCTCGTCCGCCCCGATCCAGGTAGCGGACCATGCACCGCTCATGAGCGTCGCCCTTGGACTCGGCGCCTTTGTGCGCGACGACGACGGCCAGCCGTCCGGTGGGCGTGATCACACGCATACCGACCGGGAAAGCATCAACATCGAGCAGGCGGTTCATGTTTCAGGCTCCGCCCAGGGTAAGGAGCGGTCCTTGCGCCAGGCCGGCGCGCTCCATGGCGAAGCGCATGGACGGCGGCAGGGTCAGCGGCCGGGGCGCGGCCTTCGTGCCAGCCACCACCGTTACGGGGCCGGTATAGGGGGATGGTGAGTCCACTGGTGAAGATGGCGCTGCCGAGATGGGCGCCGTCGGGCTGGTCTGCTGGGCCAGCGGGTGCATCAGGCTGCTAATAGCGGCCACGATCCACCGGTCGTAGGCCTCTTTGGGCGTTTCGCCACGGCGGCTGACCGCCTCGCCGGCACATTCCCACAAGCCCAGCTCTACCTTGCGCAGTCTTGGCCGGATCGCCGTCTCCGCCTTCGCGGCCTTGGTACGCGGCTTGGCCGGGATCTCTCCCGCCTTCTCACGGTGGCGGCGGACCAACTGCCCGATGCGCGTGGGTGAAATGCCGTACTCACGCGCCAGGTCTCCTGTGGCCTCGCCGTTCAGTCGGCGCTGGACGATTTCCGCGTTGCGCGCGGTCTGTTCGTGGGTGCTCATGCTTTGCGCTCCTGCGCCACCGCCCAGTGCAGGATCGCCAGGGCGTCGGCGTCGTTGTCGGTCTCGGGGCGAAAGCCGCGGGCGCGGGCCTGGGCTTCCATGGCGCCCTTGTCGGCGTTGCCCTTCCCCGTCCAGTGTTTCTTGATGGTGCCCACGCCCACCGGAACAAGGCGCACCCTGTGGCTGTCGGCGACCAGCTCAGTGAGGGCGAGGAAGGCACCGTAGGCGTGCGCCGCGTCCGTGCCCACATGACGCTTCACGTCCTCGTAGGCGATCACGTGGATGTTGTGGCGGGAAACCACCTCATGCAGGAACGTGCGGAACCGCTGCCAGCGCTGCCCAGGCGACCAGGACTTGCGCGGCGCGAATGATTCGGTGCCGTGGGTGATCTGGCCGCCGCGCGGCAGCATCGCCCAGCCCAGTTTCGTGCCCAGGTCCAGCGCCAGGATGTTGACGTTCACGCCCGCCGAGGGCGCCACCGTAGATCCAGCATTGGCGCGGCGTGGCGAGGCGTTCGGGGCCGTTTGGGCGCCACCCGGCGCGCGCGCGAAGCTGTCCGGGACGCACACCAGGCAGCCGTCGCAGCCGCGGGCCTGGCATTGCAGCTCCGTGCGCCCGCCGAAGGCCTGCAGCGTTCCCGCCATCGGATCCAGCGCCACGTCGGCACCTTGGGGGGTGAAGTTGGGTGGGGTCATGCAAGGCTCCCGATCATGTCCATGGGGCGCCGGCTCTTGTCGCCGACGAATTGGAGGCTTTCGGCGTGGCGCCAGAGCTGGATGCGCCCTTCCCACTCGCCGTGCCGGTTCTTGTCGCAGATCAGCAACGCATCAGGAGTGTCCAGCGTGTCGGCCGACAATTCGCCGTCCTTGCGCAGCTCCGCCTCTGCAATGCGTTCCTTTTTCTTGTTCCGCCAGACGGTCAGCATCTGGTCGACCTGGTCGACGATGGCGCCCGACCCCTTGGCCGAGAACTTGCCCGGCACCATGTCCTCGTTCTCGCCCTTCTTGGCGTGGTGGACCAGGTGGATGTGCATGCCCAGGTCGCGCGCCAGGGTGCACAGCATGTCCACGAAGTCTTTCTGGCCGTTGTAGTCGTCCTCGCCGCGGACGCACTTCATGAGGCTGTCGATGACTAGGTGGCGCACCTTCAGGCGATCGGCGCAGTACCGCGCCACGGCGTAGAGCATGGCCGGCTTCACCGTCCCTTGCTGGTCGTACAGCCACAGTTTGTCCCGGGACCACTCGATCAGCCGGTCGACGGCCTGGACGCTGGGCCGGCCGTTCATGGCCGTCTGGCGCAGCATCCGCTTCAGGGTGGCCTGGGGTTTCATTTCGAACGAGGCGATGCAGACCGGCTCCCCCTGGTTGGCGAAGCCGATGCAGGCCTGGCCCAGCAACTCGCTCTTGCCGTGGCCGTTGATGCCCTGCCACAGCGTCACCTCGCTCCGGCGGAACCGGATCAGGTCGTGCGTCTTGGCCCAGGGCAGCTTGGCGCCAGTGATGTGGTCGCCTTGCTCCACCGAGCGCGCCAGTTCGTCGCGCCACGCCTCAGCCGCCAGCACCTTCGCCTGGGGTTCAGCCTCGGCCATGTACGCCTGGAAATCGATCTCGTCGGGGGTCAAAATTTGGCTCATGCCGGGAACTCCTGCTGCCCTGCCTCCGGATCCCAGAGGACGATGCCCCACGTGCCAGAAGCAATGACGCGCGCCGGCGAAAACACCGTGACACGGCGAAGCAGTTGCAACGCGCGGGACCGGGTCGGTGACACGATGTGCACCACCAGGCCGACGACGGGCCGGAGGTCCAGCGCCGCGGCGTTCTCGCTGTCGTGGATGTGAATGTCCGGAAAGCCAACCCACCGCCCGTTCGTCATCCGGCCAAGCTGGGCCTCGGGGTGGGTGAAGCTGCCGTACGTCTGCTCGGTCGGCAAGCAGGTCAGCCACGCGTCGGTGGGCTGGTAGCCGGCCATGCGGGCCGCGATGAGTGTCTGGTGTCCGATCACACTGCCCCCGTCCATGGCTGATCGTCCCCCAGGACGCCTTGCGGCGCCGTGTCCGCCTTCGGCGCGTAGAACGTGTCCCAGGCATGCAAGATGGTCTGGTCCAGCATCGTCGCCACGTCGTGGCCAGCGCCGCGCAACGCGTCCAGCTTGTTCACGGCCAGCTTGCGGGCGGCATCGGTCATGGGCTTTTTTTTCTTCCGCCGCATTTCCTCGAACTGCCGCCAGGGTTCAGCAGGAATCCAGTCGGGCAACGCCCAGCCCTCTCCCCCCGCCGGGGGGTTAGGGGGGTTCTTTTTATCTTCTCTATTCTTCTCTTCTCTAGTCCGCTTTTTGTCCGCTTCGGAAGCGGACAAATTTCGGTCGTTTCGCTTCCTGTCTGCGTCCTGGGCGCGCTTCTTGGCAGACTGGCCGTTATGCTCGCCAAACTGGGGCATCCATAGGGAAAATCCGTCAAATTCCAGCCAACCGACGGCGATCATGGCATCCGAAAATCCAAGGAAACCGATGGTCTCGTCCATCACCTTCGGCGTGTAACCTTCCAGCCTTCCGTCGACTGAGTGCGCGTCAAACAGACCCCAAACGGACAAAAGTCCGCCAATCACGCGCAGTCTGTCCGCTTCACAAGCGGACGCAATGCGGACAACTTTCGGATGCGTCGGAAGGTCGACGCGCATCTTGATCCAGTCAGCGGCCATTACGCGGCCTCCTTCATCTTGTCGTTGTTCGCGGCCATCTTCTGGGCGCGCACGGGCTCCCAGCGGGTGTATGCCCAGTTCCAGGTAGCGCGCTTGATTTCTCGGTCGATCCCGCTCTGGTCGTAGAGCGCGTGGCAGAAGTGGCAGGCGGGAACAGTGAAACGGTCGTGGACCTTCAGGCCCATGCCCTTGCCCTCGTTCTGATGAGCAGGCACGACCGTGGGGTCTTTGGGGTAGCTGCGGCAGCCAGGGAATCGCAGGTAGCAGCACTCCCCTTTGCACGCAGCCGTGTACTCCGGCGCATGGCCTGCGCGCTTCTTCGGCGCCCGGCGCTTGAATGGGGTGCGCTGCAGGCCCTTGGTGACGCGCGGCGGGGCCTTACGGGTCAGGGGGGTGCGGCGCAACATCAGCGCACCCATCCCGGGATATCGACGGGCTCCGACCAGACCACGCCCTGCTCGTCGCCAAAGCTGTACAGGAACTCGATGCACTCCGACATCTCTCGAATGGTCATCGAGCTGGTGCGCTTGCCCAGGATGACGAAGCCACCGCGCACGCCGGCCGCCATGCGCTTCTCCTGCATGAGGCTGGCCACGATCACGGCTTTCCAGTCGTCGACGCTCAGGCGCTCCAGTTGCCCGTTAACTGGCCATTTCACCTGCCGCGAGACATCGGCAAGCATCGCGTGCAGCTTGGCAGACTGGTCCAACGTGCGCGAGGGCTCGACAGGTGGGGCGAAGTAGTGGCCGTCCGGCGCCACGTCGATATCGCGGTGCGCGCGCTGGCGCGTGCGGGAGTTCAGCGGATACCGCATGTCAATCCCGTTCGTCCGACTCAATCTCGGCCTGCAGGTATTTGTAGGCCATGCGCTTGAGTGCCTGGAGATCGTCCCTGCTGACGACGACCGCATCGGCCGGCGCGACCTGTAGCCCGACTGCAGCCAACAGCTGGCAGGCGCGCTCCAGATGCTCAGCCTTGAAGCGGCTGAGCGTGCTGGCGTCCATGCCCATGCAAACCGCTGCACGGTCCTGCGTGGTTAATGCAAGCCGCTGCAACACCTCGGCCAAATACCTTGCGCCAGTCTTGCGGGTGCTTTCCTGCTTGTCGGCAGATACTGGTTGCGTGCTCATCGAGTACTTCCTTATGAACAAAGAGCGAGGGGTAAGTTGTGACTGAAACGGAGACCGAAAAACTGCTGAACAACGCCCAGGACATCGCGCGCCGAGTCTTCGAGGACCCTAGCGAGGCCGCGGTAATGGACGTGTTTAGAGAGCTGTGTGCTGAACGCGACCGCATGGCGTGGGCCACGGATGGGCGGGAGAGCGCGACGATGCATTGACGTCATGCCGGTCTCGCCTCTCTAGGTCGCGGTGAACGCTTGCGTTTTCGGAGCACATCCCAACGGAACGAAGGCAGCAGCTCTTCGCAGCGAACGCCCGTAGCCTCTTCGATCAGAGGGCAGTGTTCTGAGGGAAGAGGTCGTTTCAGATGGACCCAATCATGAACGCTGACTGGTGTCACCCCGAGGATGCGAGCAAGGGCCGCCTGCCCCCCTGCGATTTCGCAAGCCCTGGATAGGGATTCGTGTCGTTTTTTCATGTCCATGCCGCATTATTAGGCGACGCCTAATGCTTGTCAATAGGAATTGCCTAATGCGGCTTTAGAAGGCGAAATTAGGCAATGCTTAACGGAACTGACCTGGGAGCTGCCATTAAGGCAGCCATTGAAAAGAAGATCGCCAGCGGGGCAGCGCCCTCGCAGGCGGCTATCGCGCGTCATTTCAATGTAAGGCCACCCTCAATCCACGACTGGATCAAGAAGGGTTCCATCTCCAAAGACAAGCTGCCGGAGATGTGGCGGTATTTCTCGGATGTTGTAGGCCCGGAACATTGGGGCCTCAAGTCGTGGCCGGATATGGGGTCGCCAGCAGATTTGGAGCCGGCGTCCAAACCCAAACCATGGCCTTTCAAGAGGATCCCCGAGGACCAGATTCGCGAACTGCCCGAATCTCAACTCAATGCGCTCGAGGGAGCGATTGCCCTCGCGATCGCTCAGCTCAAACTTGGTATACAGGTGTCGCCATTGCCCGCCGCCTCAGCCGCTAACGTCGTTCCTTTGCGGGCTCACAAGCCCGGGGGCCTGGTCGATATGGACCATGCGGACGACCCATTCCCCATGCGCATAGCAGGCTTGCCGCCGGCGCCTTGGGAAGGTGGAAGGACGACCCTCGAAGCCGAGCGCAACCCCAAGATACGAATCAGCACTCAGACCGGTGTCACGGCTAATGTTGGTCCAGGCGAGCCGTATGCAGCGAACGACAAGTTCGAAAAGGTGCCAGAGATGGCTGATGTCCGCTTGGCCGCGGGCGATGGCATCGAGAACCACCTAGAGGAACAGACTGGCGTGATGCTTTTCCGCCGCTCGTTCCTACGTGCTGTGGGCGCAGATGCAGGCAAGGCTCGCGTTGTCTACGCCAAGGGCGACAGTATGGAGCCCATCATTCGGGATGGTGCTGCCCTGCTCGTGGTGCCGAACGAGGATCTTACCTTGCGCGACTTGGCCGCGGGTGGCGTCTACGCCATCAACTACGACGGCAGGATGATCGTGAAGACGGTGACGCGGGATCGCCTGACCAAGCAATGGGTCGCGCGCTCGTTCAATCCGGCTTATCCCGACATCCCGCTTGAGAACGGTACGCCGGTGCGGGTGCTTGGCCAGATCGTGTGGTCTGGCGCGAGGCTAAGAGATGATGAAGCGGGTCAGTGGATCAAGAACTGACTGTTAGGGAAACAACACTTCAACAATAGCCCGCCTTGAGCGGGCTTTTTTGCGACCGCGCCAAAAATATTAGGCGATGCCTATTGACACAACATTAGGCGTCGCCTAATCTATTCCTACCGCAGCGAAATTGCACCGCTTAGAGGCCAAGCCCGGCAACGCGACGCAGCTACGGTACAGGCGGTGGCCCCGCCGAGAAAGAAAGCCCGGATGCCCAGACCGTAAGAGTGGTGGTGAACCACGCGGGAATTGCCTAGCCAGGGCTGCAACCTGGTGGACCGGATCGCCACGACGAGTACCCCCTTGGGAGACGTGGACGCTGCGAGCAAGGGACGCAAATGAGCCTCGAAAGAGGCGGCATTTGAATCGCCGCTGTACGCAGCGCTGTGATCCAAATGCACGGCCCAAAAGAAAAAAGCCCCGAATCCGGGGCTTGTCTTATGCAGGTGCTTGGTGTTCTTCGTGAGCTAGCGTGAACGGCCCCCAGTTGCGGTAAACGGCCAGACGCTGCGATTCCGCTACGCCCCATGCGTCCCACAAGGCCTTTGCAGCGTCTTGTGATGGCCGGTCGGCAAATTCCTGCGTGGCCGCGACGACGGCGGCGTTAGCCGCCTTCCAGGCATCAACGGCCTGAACCAAGATCTCCGCGCCCTTTTCTTGAATGGTCATGCTTTTTCCTATCCGTTAGGTCGCGTGATCGTAACTCACGCCGGTCAGCAGGTCCAACGTCCCCCACTCCACAAGATCGCCCCGGTAGGGGCAAGGAGACCACCATGAATCGCATTGCCTACAAGGTTGTCATCACGCGCACAGTCACGACCACCGAATCGGTCGAGCGCACGGTGTACGCCGACAGCGAGGACGACGCCCGCGTGCTGGGCAAGTATTCCGACGTGAACTACTGGGGCAGTGGCCACAGCCAAGAGACGATCAAGGTGACCTCGGTTCAGCGCGAGGGGCTGCCGTCGCCCGCCCGCGCCGCGCTGGACGATTTGACGTCGAGGAACTGAGCCATGGGTGCCTATCACGCTCAGCTGATGGACGACCTGCTGCGGGTCGCCCCTCCCTACTCCCTGCCGACCGAACTGGACGCCGACGCGCCGGCCGTCAGCCAAGCGCGCGCCGTGGCCACGGTGGTGGCCTGCCTGTCCAACGAAGAACCGACTGCCTACGGCCTGACGGCGGCCGACTGGGCCGAACACCTGATGAACGAGTTGGCCGACAACCAGGGCGCCGTGCTTCTGGTGCTGCTGATCGGTGCCACCGTGCCGACGGTGTGCGAGTTCTTGGCCGGCCACCTGGGCAACTGCATCGAAGGTCTTGCCAACCGCCAGCTTGGCGAGATGGACCCCGACGAAGCGGAGGCCTGCCTGTGACCGCTACCTACGCCATCTGGGGCCTGTGCAGCCTGTACCAGATTGCCTTGATCGGCGACGAAGTGGCTGCGCGCCGTAGGAGAAATGCATGACAACGAAACACACGCCCGGCCCGTGGCACTACCAGCCCGGGCGAGACAGTCGGCCGCCGTACGTTATCCGCGGGGCTGAAGGCGGCTTCGTGGTGGTCGGCATGACGGCCGAGCGGCAGGAAGCGGACGCCGCCCTGATCGCCGCCGCGCCCGAGTTGCTGGCCCAGGCCGAGAAGCACCTGGCGTGGCTGTCCAAGCTCACCGACTGGGCTGGCGCCGACGATCCGGACCTGGACGGTCTGCGCAGCGCCATCGCCAAAGCCAAGGGAGAACAGCAATGAGCGCCCCGAACAGCAACATCCTGGCCCTGTTCCACGACGGCCACTACCTAGCCGAGATCGTCGGCGGCGGTATCCGCGTCGGCAAGCAGCAAGGCGCCAGCGCCGACTTTCCCTCTGGTGCGCCGGAGGCCCGCCGCTTGGCCCGCCTGCATGAGGTTGGTTCGATGGATCAGATCCACGCCGAAGTGCAGGCCCAACTGCGCCAGCACGGTGCCACTGTAGGCGGCCGGTCGATGAAGGACGGTGACAAGGACTGGGACACAGGTTGTCAGGTCTGCGGACAGAAACCCACCGTCCACCCGACCCAGCTTTGCGGCCCGTGCTGCTTTGGCGAGGCCGAAACCGCCGGGGGGAACTGGTGATGATCCGCCGCCTCCTGAAAGACCGTGACAACGCCGTCGCCGCGCTGGTCGTGGCCGGCGTGCTGACCGCCCTGCTTTTTGGCTACGGCGACCGCCAGCAGCGCGACGAGCAAGCCCACTCCCCCACCCTCACCACCCAGGACGGCGGCAGCAAGACCGCATACGCCGCAAAGGACTGAGCATGCACAACCTTCAAAGCATCCGCCGCATACCGTGCGGCGACTTGAACATCTACCAGCACGCTCTGCTGGAGGCCGCAGAACAAATGTTGCACGTCCGCAAGTTCGCCAACGAAGTGCGCACCTCGGCTTGGATGAAGCAGCCGTTCTACCGCGAGACGTTGCGCCGTCTGGCGGACACGGTGGAAACCCGGCTGACCTCCACGCTTTTTGCATTCAGCTCGCCCATCATTTGGATGATGGGGTCCGATGTCTTTGAAGAGTACGACCTCCTGAAAGAAGCGTGCTTCAACGAGACGGCCTTCCTTACTAGCGACGCCTATCTGCTGGGTGAGCAGCAATGAACGCGATCACCGAACCCATCGCCCTGATCGACGCGCCGTGCACGATCGACGGCCAGGACATCGAGGCTTACCACCGTGGGCCGGGCATCAGCAAGACGGGTCTGGATCACGTTGCGCGTTCGCCGGCCGTGTACCACGCGCTGCACCTGGACCCGGCGCGACCGCCCGAGAAGGAGCGCGCCGGCCAACTGGAAGGCCAGCTCGCGCACTGCGCCATCTTGGAGCCGGCCGAATTCGACAAGCGCTATGCCGTGCTGCCCGCTGACGCGCCGCGCCGGCCCACCGATGCGCAATGGAACGCCAAGAAGCCCAGCCCGGAAAGCGTCGAGGCGATGGAGTGGTGGACCGCCTGGAACAAGAGCAGCGCCGGCCGCACGATCATCACGCATGCCCAGCGCGAGACGGCCCTGCGCCAGGCCGAGAGCGTGCGCCGCCTGCCGGATATCGCCGAGGCCCTGGCCAGCGGCCGCCCCGAACAGTCCGCCTACTGGATCGACCCGGATACCGGCGTGCTGTGCCGCTGCCGTCCTGACTGGGTGCACCCGGCCGGCGACAACGGCGTGATCCTGCTGGACGTCAAGACCTACAGCGACGCCAGCCCGGCCGAGTTCTCCCGCCAGATTGCCCGCAAGCGCTACCACGTACAGGACGCCTTCTACAGCGACGGTTTCGCGCGCGCCAGCGGCCTGGACGTGCTGGCCTTCGTGTTCGTCGCGGTTGAGACGGAATGGCCCTATGCAGCCAGCGCCGTGATGTTGGACGACGTCAGCCGTGACGCTGGCCGCGCGCTATACCGCCGCGACCTTGACACCTATGCGCGCTGCGCCGCCGCCAATGAATGGCCGGGCTACTCCACCAGCATCGAAACCGTTTCCCTGCCCGCCTGGGCGCTTTGAATTCCGAGGTTCACATGAACGACCACGTACAAAACCCGTTTGCTGTCGCACCGCGCAACGATGCCAGCAGCGCCCTGGCCGTCAGCGACCAAGCGCGCGGCGTCGCCGAAGTGCAGGCCAAGCTGCTGATGGCCCAGCAGTTCCCCCGCGACCAGGTGCAGGCTATGGACAACATCCTGAACGCCTTCACCCGCCCGCGCCTGGCCGAAGTGGCGAAATACCAATTCAGCCGCGGCGGCAGCGAAGTGGACGGGCCCAGCATCCGTTCGGCTGAAACCATCGCTCAGAACTGGGGCAACATGGAATTCGGCTTTCGCGAGGTAGCGCGCGGTCGCGGCACGGACGGCGTCACCTACAGCGAGGTCGAGGCTTTCGCGTTCGACCTGCAATCGCGCACGCGCCGCCAGTTGCAGTTCCAGGTGCGCCACTGGCGCGACACCAAGAAGGGCGGCTACCCCATCAAGGACGAGCGCGACATCTACGAATTGATGTCCAACATGGCCCAGCGCCGCGTGCGCGCCTGCATCCTGGCCATCGTTCCGGGCGACGTGATCGATGCGGCCATGGAGCAAGCCGAAATCACGCTGAAGTCGAAGGCTGACACCAGCCCCGAGGCCATGCAGAAGATGATCGACGCCTTTGCGCCGTTCGGGGTCAGCAAGGACCACATCGAGAAGCGCATTCAGCGCCGTCTGGAATCCATCCAGCCCGCCCAGGTGGTCAGCCTGAAGAAGATCTACGCCAGCCTGCGCGATGGCATGAGCGTGGCATCCGACTGGTTCGAAGTCGAGGACCTGCCGCCCGCTGGTGAAGGCCAGTCGCTCAAGGACATCAAGAACCGGGCCAGCAGCAAGAAGGCTGCCGCCGACGATGCGCCCGCTGTCACCGCGCCCGCATTCGACCCCGCGCCCATCCTTCAGATGATTGCCGCCGCCGGCGACATGGACGCGCTGGCGCTGGCCGGCGAAGCGTTCCGCGACGCGCCCGACGAGCACTACGACGCGCTGAAGAAAGCGTACGACAACCGCCGCGCCGAGCTGGAACCGGCCGCCTAACCCTTCCCCAGCAGCACAACCTACGGAGCCGACATGGCATTCGAACTCGAAAAGACCCGCGCCAAGCTGATCCACCTGAACCCGCGCCCCGAGAAGCACGGGGAGGAAAACGTCCCGGCCTGCGACCTCAAAGTCCAGGTGCAGGCCGGCAGTGAAATCCTGTCGATGATCCACCCAACGCTGCGCGCCATGCTCTACAAGGCCGACGAACACCAGGGCCAGATCGAAGAGGCCGCCGTACCCACCGTGCGCCGCTTTGGCAACCTTATCGAACGCCTGCGCCTGGGCGTCAAGCTGGTGGGCGCCAGTGTGGTTATTGGCTTCGGTCTGGGCGGCGCTGGCTCGGACATCGAACTGGATACGGTTGATGTTGATGGGTTTTCAGCGGATTTGATGGAAGGCGGCAGCGTGATTCTGACGTTCCGCATTAAGGCCACGCCCAGCGGCGAGCAAATGAAGCGCCTCTATGAAGTCATGGGTGGCGAAATCGACATCAGCGTCACGCCCGCCGTCGAGAAGCAGCAGACGCTGGGCCTGAACCTGGAATAACCCCTTCCCCAACGCAGCACCCAATAGGAGCAGTCCATGCACCGCATCATCACCGATCACATCGTCAACCCCGCAAACAACAAGCTGACCATTTCCACGGCCGATGCGCCGGGCGCGGGTGGCGCAAATCATCGCTACCACGTCACGGGCTACCAGTTGGGCACCAACCCGTCTTCGGATGAGGCTGTGCCGCAAAGCCCGGCCCTGCACATCCTGTTCCAGAACGGCCCGATCAACGAGGTGGGCGTGAACGGCATCACCCAGGAAGTGCTGTTGGCGATCGCCGCCGACCGTCTGCGCAGCTTCCAGGCCGGCCCGTTCTCCTGCCGCGAAAACGCGCTGGCGCTGACCAAGATCGAAGAGGCCATGCACTGGCTGCAACAGCGCACGCTGCGCCGCATGCGCGCCGGCGTGGAAGGCACGCACGCGAAGACGACCGGCGACGGCGCCTAACCCCTTCGGCCGGCGCGGCGGCGGGGCTACCTCAAGCCCCCCCCCCCACCGCTGCCGGTGCCGGCCACCTACACAGAGAACGACGATGACCGAATCCCTCAAGATCCAGCAGCTGGAAAAAGTGGGCCACGTGGGCGGTTGCCAGTCCAGCCCGTCCAGCTACGCCAGCTACATGAACAGCAGTTGGAGCAAGCCGACGCCCGAGCGAGTCGCGGCCCACGCCCTGGCCAAGCTGGAAGAGGCGCGCCAGAAGGACGTCGCCGCGCATGAGCTGAACATCCCCCGGATTGAGATCAACAAGGCCATTCACGACCGCGTCACGGCCATGATGGCCGAGGTTGGCATGCCCAGCAGTTGGAGCGAGCCAGACCGAAAAAGCCGCGCGCGCTTTCCCAAGTCGATCCGTTATGACGCTGGATACCTGCTGGACCTGCGCCGCGAAGCGAAGACGGACGACGGCTTCGAATACGCCACCAGCACCTACGAACGCCTGAAGAAGAGCTACGAGGAATACGCCGAGGACGCGAAGCGCCAGGCCGAGCTGGACCGCACGAAGGCCCAGCGCGAGCGTGAGGCCGAAGAGGCGAAGCGCCGCGAAGACATGGAACTGGCCGCCATCCTGCTGCGCTATGGCCTGGACGTCATGTCGTCATGGTCCGACGTGCTGGACGCGCTGCGCGCCAAGGACAAATACCTGGACTTGGCCATCGCCGGACAGCGCACGCGTGGCGACTGGAGCGAAGGCCCGTGGCAGGTTCGCAATGCCCTGGACCGTTTCACGATCGAAGACGACACCGACAAGGACATCGTGGTGGACCTGTCGGACTGCCTGGCCGACTTCGAAGACGGCCGCGTGTTCCGGGACACCACGTGGAGCTACGACCGCCTGTTCGGCTTGGTCAAGGACGAGCAGTTGCTGAAGGACGCCCAACTGGCCGACGAGAAGTCGCGGAGCTACTGACCATGATCCCCGCCATGAACCGCCAGCAGCGCCGCATGATGGAAAAGCAGCAGGCCCGCGTGCGCGCAACTCGCCGACCGGAGCGCCCGGCCCGGCTGCCCATGCTCATCAAGACCCAGCAGACCCTGGCACCGCTGGAATCGATCATCGACCAGATCGAACGCGACGGAACGGTCACGGTCGACGCGCGCAATGTGCCGATCTTCCACTGCGTCGCCGACGGCGAGTGGTACGCCAGCGCGCCGGCTATTGCGGGCATGGCTGACTTCTTCGACATGTGGGCAGTGCGCCACGGGCACGCGTTCAAGGCCACGGCGCTGCGCCAGCTTGCCAACCGCCTGGAAGCTGGCATGCCCATCGACGGGCCGCTGATGGCCGCCCTGAACCGCGAGATACCCAACCTTCGCCGCATCGGTGCCAGCCTGGATCAGGCCGACGCATCCGACCTGCTGCGCCAAACCCAGATCCGCGCTGAGCTTGACGCCGCGCGCGCCACCGGAGCCTGAGAGCATGAACACAGAATGGAAGCCTATCGAATCGGCGCCCCAGACGGGTCGCACTCTGTTGCTTGGATACTGGAATTCCCACGGCAAGTGGCGCACGGTTCGTGGACGTTGGATGTCCCTCGAATACATAGCTGAGCACTGGGAAGACCCGGACGAAGCAGAGGCAGGATGGTTCGAAACCGCAGTCGAGGCCGACGACGCGCCTAACTGCTGGGCAGTCAGTCCTTCTCACTGGCAACCCATGCCCGCGCCTCCCTGCCCGATCTGCAATGACCAGGGCGCAGTCGGCAACATCCTGACCGCCGAGCCGTGCCCGGATTGTTCTCCCCCCGCCCCTACCTCGCACCCTATACCCACCGGAGCGACGGGGGAGGATGACATCGTGCAGCGGCTTCGCGATAACGCGGACTTGGACGCTGCTGAAGATGGCAACCCCGCTGTCATCCGCCTGGAGCGGGAAGCCGCCAAAGAGATTGAGCGCTTGCGCCGAGCATTGGCCGACGCTCCCGCTGCTGGCGATGCGCTGGATGCCAAGCCGGATTGGGTCGCGTGCGAGTCGCGCCGCCCCTGGGTGACAAACAGCCTGAAGGCAAGCGCCCAAAAGCTGCGGGACAAAGAGAGCCGGTGCCGGACAGCCTACACCAAGGACTTCTATGGCATCCCGGCGCGCTATGTGGCTGACGCGTATGCCGAAGCGGCGGCTGTCTTCGAATCAAAGCTCGCCGCCATTGCCCAGCAGTCCCAGCGGAAGGAGGCGTGATGGACGTGGCCGTCTTGTTCGCCCGCCAGGACAGCACCTACAAGGGACTGCCCGACGTGGACGTCTACGACATCGAACGTGACGCCCGGACGTTCCAGGGCGGCATGCCGGTGGTCGCGCATCCTCCGTGCCGTGCGTGGGGTCGCCTCCGGACCTTCGCCAATCCGCGCCCGGACGAAATGAACCTTGCGCGCCTGGCAGTGGCCCTGGTGCGTGAATTCGGCGGCGTGTTGGAACACCCAGCCGGCAGCACGCTCTGGGCCGCCCAGATGCTGCCACTACCTGGCGGCGCCCGAGACCAGTACGGCGGCTGGACCTTCGCAGCGCCGCAGATGTGGTGGGGCCACAAGGCCGAGAAGGCGACGTGGTTCTACATCGTTGGGGTGGCGCCCGCGGATATGCCGCCCGTCCCGCTGGTGCTGGGTGAAGCAACCCATGTCGTCCAGTCCCGCAAGCGCCAAGACTACCGCCCGCACATCACCAAGGCAGAGCGCGAGCATACCCCCCCCGAGCTGGCCGCGTGGCTGGTCGAGGTTGCGCGGCGCTGCCGCATTGAGAAAAGGATTGCAGCATGACCGACCAAACCAAAACCGCCCTGCTGTCCAAGCTGCGCGCCCCTGTAGCCGATGAGCCGTGCAAGCGATGCGGCGGCCCCGGCTGGTACACCAGCCACACGACTGGCTATCCGGAGTCGATTCCGTGCAGCGCCTGCAACCCGCAAGGGGTTTCGGTGGAGCGGCTGGCGAAGGATCCATTCCTGGCCGCGCAGCTTTGGCGCAAGCCTGCGGTGGTCGATGGTTCGCTCCTGGAACGAATTCTGGAACATGTCGGCGAGTACGGCGAAAGCATGGCATCCAGCGCTTTGCTGTCCATTCGGTCCATTGCTCGCCGCAACGTCGAGACTCGAATTGCGGCAGAACTTGCCGCCCTGGCAAGCGCCCCTGTAGCCGGGGAGGCGCAAAAGCCGGTAGCGAAGGTGCACCGTTTCACATTCACAGGAATGGCGCACGCCGGCTTTTTTCAAGAAGCGCTGCTGCTTGATGGCGCACCTCCGATGCCGAACGGCACGCTGCTCTATCCCGAGCCCCAGGCCATCGCATCCGTCCGCATCGGTCGCGCTACCACTAAGGGCGGCCGCGTACAGTCCTATGCTTTCGAGCAGACCGACCTGCCGGATGGGGAGCACGCACTTACCGTAGGCGCGCCCCAGGCCAGCGAGGCGGTGCGCGATGGTGGTGCTGAAACCAGCAGAATCAAGTCGGAGAGCCGCGCCAATTCTGGCGATACCGTGGTGCTACCGCCGCTGCCATCGCCACCCGAGCATCGCGGACATGCCATGTTCGCTGGCTCGCAGATGGAAGCCTACGCCCGCGGCGCCGTGCTGACCGACCGACAGCGGCGAGCTGATGACTCTGCCCTTTGGCGCGCACTTGCCGCGGCGTCGAATTACATCGACACGCTCGGCGGCGACAGTAAGTCATACCGCGTCTCCCTGTCCGCGCAACCGGGAGCGCAGAGAACGGGAGACAGCGATGGCCAGGATTGAGCCGATCAGCCGCACGGTGTACCACGCACCGACCGCAGGCCGGAGCTACTTCACCGCCCGAGCCGCTGCAAACCGTGAGGCGGCCGCAATGCTGGCGCGCAAGTACCCGACCGAGCGGGACGATCCCGAATGCGGCGGCGGCTGGCACTGGACGCTGGATCAGACACTGGTGAAAGTTCGCCAACGCCTCGCCAGGTTCATTCTGCGCGGTCTGCGGCAATCAGCCCACCCCAAGCAGCACAACGACGGAGCCGACCGCGAATGAAGACGCTATTCACAGGAGCGTGCTGGCGATGCTGGCCGGCGGCGTGCAGGTGCCCAGCCGCGCCCGACGACGCCGAACGGATGAAGGGCGACATCTATCTGCTGGACCGCGAGCTGCTTCGCGAGAATCGCCGCGCTCGTGAATTCGGTGAAGCCCTCAAGCAGCTATCGAACGCGGTAGTCGCCGTCCGCGAAGCCCGCATGGCGGACGGAGGCTTCGACAACGTGCCGCCCGACTTGCACGGCCTTTTCACCCAAGCTCAGGCCATAGCCACCCTACTCTCCGAAGATCGGAACCAGGACCGAGTTGCGCCGCTGTACAGGGCTATGCAGCACAACGACGGAGGCGCCGTTTATGAGTGAGATCCTGACCAGCGGCCATGCCGAGCTTAACGTCGAGCGAGCCAGAGAGCCCTACCAACCGTCCAACGGGACCGAGGGCGAATTCTTCTTCGAAGCGTGGTGCCGCGGCTGCGCCCGCGACCGCGCCATGCGCGAGGGCGACGACGTCAACGATTGCGACGACAACGAGGTGTGCGACCTGATCGCGCGGTCCATGGCATCCAAACCCGGCGATGCCGAATACCCGGTGGAATGGCAGTACGACAAGAAGGGCCAGCCCTGCTGCACGGCCTTCGTGCCTGCCGGCGAGCCCATTCCGACGCCGCCCTGCGCGCACACCATGGCGCTGGCACTGGACGTCGTCACCGACGACAAGGAGCCGCAATGATCAACAACCAGATCGTCGTCAACGCACTGGCTGAACTGCGCCAGCTTCAGGGCATGGTCCCACGCCTGGCCGCCCAGCTGCGCGAGTGCGCCGAAACCCTCGGGGCCGACCAGATCGACGAAATGCGAGCCAGCCGGGCCTATGCCGACGCCATGGCGCTGCTGGCGGAAATGTCTCATATATCGCGCACCGACCGTGGCGATGCATCATTAAAGGAGCAATAG